TTTTAACGGACATTATATATTCTCCGTCACCTGTAAAATCCGCTATATTATTATTATTAGTTATCTCAAAATCTCCAGATAAAATAAAAGCATTAATTGAAGTTGTCCCGGTGCTATTGATTTGATCGGTTCCGGTTTCTTGAGCATAGTAAGTTGATGCACCATACTTGGCTGTTATTCCTTGTATTGGAAAATTAGGTAAAGCTGTTTTATTATACTCAGTTCCGTAAGGTAAATCATAAACTCCTTGATCTACGTAAGAACTTCTAGCTAAAGAAGAAGTAGTCCAAACATTTTCCACATAGTTATAAACTACACATCTATTGATTTGTTCGGAACTAGCTTCGGGATAGAACCAATTAATTTCATTATATAAAGTATTGTGTTCACAATATACAAGTTGACTAGAATTATAATTAATTCCTAAATTATTACCACTATTTGTAAATACAAAGTCTTCAACTAAACAAGGTATGACTTTAACTGTACCATCAAACATGAAAAAACCCCCTTCACCAGACATCCAAAAAACAATACCATTAGAGTAAGATAAAGCGTTTTGACCAATTAAACCGCAATTAGTACCTACTTGTCTAATTGAAAAAGTAAAAGGTGGGCCAACATATTGCATTACATAAGCAGAACTATCCGTTAAAACTAAAGTATAATCTTTACCAGATACCGCTCCAATAATTTCATTGCCTTTATCTAATCTAAATGTCCCCGCAGTATTTGTTGCAGTAGGATTATAAGTGTTGAAATCTTCTTGATTAGAAAATCTAATAAACATTGGGTCTTGAGTTAATGCATCACCAATTGTAGTTTCTGTTCCAAAATGAAATAAATGTCTGTCTCTATCTGAAACCTGAGTTAATATTGTTTTAGTAGGAGCGTTAGCCATTACAACTGCTCTATTTGCTCTAGGTGTAGCAGCTCCTGCATTCCATGTAAATGTTTTACCATTATGAATAGTTGCAGTTAATATTTGACCAAAATTATCTAAAGACCATAAACCGGGATCTAAAATTACATTACTAGTAGCACTTGCAGTTCCCCATGTACCTGAGCTCCATGTATCAGTTCCCCACCCTAAACCTGCAGTTTGAAAGGTTGGACCAACAATTTCATAAGGATCAATTTGTGCTGAACCTGTACCAGAAGTTGAAGCTGCGGAATTTGAAGGCATAGTAATTTCAAATGTATTAGCTGTTTTATTTAAAACTTCAAATGTATTGCCTGTAAAATCTGCTGTTGCGTAACCTGAACTAGTTGGGACCGTTACTGATGAAAAAGTAATATATCTACCATCCAATAACCCATGTGATGTTTTATTAACTGTAACGGTTGCAGATCCAGATGTTGCATCAAAAGTGGCTCCTGTAATTACATCATCATCTAAAGGAGAAATATCAAAAAATTCACCTTCATAATATAAAAATAAACCTTGTGATGTTCCAATTGCTACGTATTTTTCACCTGCAATACTTGTCCAAGCATGTTGAGCACGTGCTACTCCAGGTAAAGTATTATTAGAATTTGTAAGTTGTGACCAACCCCCTATTTTTTCAGGTAAACCGTATCTAAATCTAACAAAATCACCATCGACCCATTGAGATTCAGCCCCAGAGTCAGTGGCTTGTTTATTAAAACCAGGTTTAAAGTTAAGTTTTTGTAGCATATATTATAAAGGAGACAAGGGGTATGTGGTGGTGCCTTGCCTCCATTATAATATACTACCTTTTAAACCAAGATGGAAGACCTAAATGTGCACGTTTGTCAAACATATTGTCTTTAGATCCTGGCGTTTTTCTATTGTTATAATGAAGAAATACTTGAGCACAATCTTTACCTTTAAATTTTTCTCTCCAATGTTCTAATTCACAACCGCTGTAGACTAACATATCTCCTGGTTTTAAATTTACTTTAATACCTTTCATACCTTCTTTTCCCGATGGCTCTAAATAGATTGGCCAATCATCACCACCTAAATTCATAGTGGTAGATATTTCACAACTGAATCTATCTTTATGTCTTTTAAGAATATCACCTTTTTTATAAATTCTTGCATAAGTATATGATGGATATAGTTTTAATCCTGTAGTCTTTTCCATAATAGGTTGACACTTTAACATTAAAGTCTCCATAGCAATATCTGAATAACTTGAATAAGTATGTGGAATCTGTTCATCCGCTCCTTCATAATAACCAAGTAGTGTTTCATAAGGTGAAATATATCTAGCATTACGACAGGTATCTAATACTTGTCTTTTCATATGAAAGTAATTGTACAAGAATAAAGCTAAATCTTTATCTATTGCTTGTTTTATAATTACGTATTTATTTTTTTTAAACGACATCTTTAGCCATCTCTTTTGGTACTGCTTGTATGTTCCAATGTATAAATCTAAAAGGCTCTATTCCAAAGTCTACACTAAACTCATGTTCTAAATATCCTGGAAATATAATTAAAGTTCCAGGTGTTGGTTTAAAATGAATAAGCTCGTTACCAGCTAATACACCTTTTTGATTTGTTTTCATTTTTAATTTAGTAGCTCTTGCTCCAGTACGTGGTTCGTGAAATACTGGCATAGATGTTTTATCACTTGCTTTTAAAAAGTAAAAACCTGATACATGTTGGTTCCAATGCACGTGTGCTGAATGATGTCCACCCCCTTTTTTAGCAAACTCTTGTACCCACATTTCACTAAACATAGTAGTGTATTGTTGCATATCATAACCTTGGTGATCTAAATATTCCCAAGATTTCAAACCAATATAATCTCTAAAATCTCTAAAATCATTATCTATTGTTAATGGTGTTGAATGATAACTTCTTCCAAAGTCTCCAAACTCTTTTATATGTGCTTTAGCTTCTGGAAAGTTTTTAGCAGCTTTAATGTATTTGTTAGAAGCTTTAGTTAAAGATTTTATAAACTCTGGTTTTTGTTCTGACCAAATAGTTGTGTTAAAGTAATTATTTATAAACATATTATTTAAATGGATATCCTAGGTTCCACATCACCAATGAATATCTCGTTCCTTTCGTTACGGGTTTAACTCTATGCCACACAAATGATGGAAACACAATGATAGATCCTTTAGGAAGTATCTCTTTTGCTTGTTTCAAATGTTTAGCTTCTTCTCTCATATGTGGATCATAGTTTCTAAAATCAAATTCTAATTCACCACCTTCATATTCTGAACCATCGGTTAACTGACAAGTCATTGATAGTTTTCGAATTTTACCTTTATCAGGACCTTCTTTTTCATAAGGTTTATCCCAAGAATCACAATGCCAATCATAATATTGATTCAATTTATATTTTGTAAATTGACAAGACTCACTTCTATCCCATTCAAAATTCCAACCAGCATTTTTATTTGCTTCGTGGATATAAGGATGTAGTTCTTTATAAATCCAAGTATCATTTAACCAAACTAAATCAGAGTTTCTTTTTCTCTTCATATCTTTAACTTGATCTTTAGTTAATTCTTTATCACCATAACCACCGGTTCTAGCCATAGTTTCTGCTTGTGTTAATCCATATTTTATAATGTCATCACAGATTTTTGGAGGTATTGCTGATTTAAAATGCCAATAGTAATTAGATATATTCATAAGTTATTGTCTGTATAAAATTCAAAGAATCTTTCTGGGTATTAGTGATATAATACATATTAGTAGATGGAAACATAATAAACATATTATTTTTAAGTTCTATATCCCAACTTCTTCCTTTACGTCTATTATCATCAAAATGTATTCGAACAAAACAATCTTTAACTTTAACACCATAAAGCATTGTAAAGTCTGGAGCGTTTCTAAGATCCACTGGATCAATATTTAATAAAGGAATTGTTGTCTCATTGGGTTTATAGATATTTCCCCAAGTTGATTTGTTAACTAAATTGATACCATGTTCAAGACCAATAAAGTCTCTCGTATAAGTATTCAACATATCCCAAGTTCTTGAGAATGGAAAATCTTTATTGGTAAAAGTAGATTGTAAAATATCGTTGGTAAGTTTTTCTTGGTCTATTTCAAAACCTTTCGGCATATCAATGTCGCCATAGAATAAACTCTGTTCGCTTAATACTTTCTTCTGCATACCACCACCGTTTTTAATTTATGCTAAATAGTCTGTCAAGTCCCAAGTTGTATTAGTTTCATTCCAGACGTAAGACCATCTGTGAGTTTCTGCTATATTTTGTGATTCTTGTTCGTCTGTTAATGCTGGAGCATCACCAATCGGTGATTGCCATCTAGCTTCTGAATTATTTTTTACCCAAGATGCGTGAGGTTTTTTAGGCCAAAAGATTTGATCATCTTCATCCCAAGTATAACCTATACCTGCATAATTTCCTCTAAATGCTGTGCCACCATCTTTGTGTACTCCACCACTTGTGTTGTAAGATGTTTGAATCCACATTTGCGCTGGCCAATTATTATGTAGTTCTAGATATTGTTGACCTACTGTTTCATCTTCAACGCCATCAGCGTTTAACATGTCATTATTATTCAAAGTTAATACTTGAATAACTTTTCCGTTAGATCCTAGTTTTGCAAAATGTGCCATAATATTATCCTTATATCTTATTTATTGTTTGTTGTAAATACATCTTAATTATTGAAATTTGTACCTTATTATAACTATACCTGAACCACCAGAACCTCCAGCAAATGAACCTGAAGAACCTCCAGCACCGGCACCTCCGCCAGTGTTAACTGTTCCTGATACTCCTGCTGATCCACCTGAACTTGGATTTGGACCTGGATTTCCTCCAGCACCGCCACCACCTGGTCCTCCTGATCCATTTGGTCCAGGTGATCTAAATCCAGCACCGCCTCCACCACCTGCTCTTAAAGTAGGTGTACCATTTATTGAATTTGCTAAACCAGCACCGCCAGGTCCTGAACCACAACCGCCAGGATTATTACTTCCTGCAGCACCTGCACCGCCACCGCCAGCTGCTCCATTTGGAGATGGACCACCACCTTGACCTCCAGGATTTCCTTGAGGAGGACTTACTGGTGGTGTATTACCTGAACCACCTGCTGGGCCAGGAGCTCCATTTGATCCTCCACCACCAGAACCACCTGGCATATTAGGAAAAACACCTTGACTACCTGGGTTAGTACCTTGAGCACCACCTCCACCACCAGTGGATGTTATACTTGAAAATATTGAATTAGATCCTCTGTTAGCACCTGTATTACCCCCAAAAGGTGTAGGTGATGTTGCACCTCCAGCTCCTACTGTAATTGGAAAACCTGTTGCAGTTATTGGAAAAGATCCTGCATTACATCCTGGACTTGGAAAAGTAGTTCTATGACCTCCGCCTCCACCTCCGCCTCCTGTACCACCACTACATGCACTAGCTCCAGCACCACCACCAGCTACTACTAAATAATCAACATTGCTTGGTCCACCTGTTGGAATTGTTGGGGCATTACCAAGTTGTGTAACTGTAAAAGTTCCTGGACTTGTAAATGTATGAATTTTAAAATCACCACTTTCTGTAATTGTTCCTCCAGTGGCTGTTGTAAAAGCTGGAGGTATTACAATATCATTTGCTTGTGCTGCATCAATTGATAACCAACCTTGTGTTCCATCTACATATATTAAAGTTATACTTAATCCTTCTATTTCTGCTTTAAAATCAGATGCACTACCTTGAATATTACTTCCGTTTCTACCTATTATAACGTTATTAGTGTCAAAAGTATTTGCGTAATCAGCAATAGCAACGACATCACCTGCACTTGGAGAAGAAGGGAGTGTTACTGTAAATGCTGCAGAAGCAGTATTACAAAAATATCCATTACCACTTACCGCTGTGAAACCTGAAGTTTTGACTGTTGTGTCCCAAGTAATAGCACCTATATTTTTAAAAGTGCCTTCATCTATTAAGGTTGTTCCACATGAATTTACACCCATAATTTACCTATTGAAATTTGTATCTTATTA